TGTTCTACCACCTACAATGGTTGCAATAATATCTTCACCAAAGTTATCTAATGCCCAGATTCTAGCTGATGCAGTTATAACTCCTGATGGTCTTGCCGTGTTCCATGTAGAAAAATCCCAAGTACCAGCACCCCAACCATTACCAATGGTTGTTGTATCTGCTCCAATGTTTATTTGAAATGCTGCTCCTGCAGCTGATCCAGATGTAGTAACTGCACCAGGGGTTGCAATACTACCTACATTAATGCTTACAGTATTTTGATCTGGTACATCTCTAACTTCAAATTCTTGCTGCATGTCAGCATTGGTAAAGTTAACTACACTTACACCGGTCACTGTTGAAAAGGTTACAAAGTCTCCAACTACAGCTCCATGAGATGTAGCTGTAACATTTACAGTTGTGGATCCTGCAGTAAATGCAAATACAGCAGCAATCGTTGTAGATAAAGGTGTAATGTCGTAAAAGGCGTTATTGTAATATACATATAGTTTTCTATCGGTTCCAATGGCCGCGATAGAGTCTCCATCATTGTCTGTAAAAGTATGAATATCCCTTGCAGCACCAATAAGATTATTACCAACAGCCGGCTCCCATCCACCTATCTTTTCAGGAACACCATATCTAAAGCGAACATTATCACAATCAATCCAGCCACCTTCTGCGCCGTATTGTGTGTTTTGCTTATCTATTCCCGGTCTAAATTGTAGTTTTGATATTGGCATAAACATTCATTATACCACCTTATTTTGATAATTGAACTATTTTCTAATCGGCGGTATTCCTAATAAAGGTCTTCTATCATATAGATTCTTATTTGCAAACTGACCATTTACATGATTGTAATGCAAGAATACTTGACCACATACTTCACCCTGAAATGGTTCTCTCCAATGTTCTAAATCACATCCAGAATAGACTAACATATCACCAGGATTTAAATCTACTTTGACACCTGCTGGTGCATTAGGTTTCATGATATTTTTATACTCATCAATGACATTATTGCTTCCTGTTGGATCAATGAAGATTGGCCATGGGTCACCACCTAAATTTAAGGTAGTAGATATTTCACAAGATGGTCTATCTTTGTGTCTTTTTAATATGGAGCCTCGCTCGTACACGCGCGCGTAGGAGTACGTAGGTATTAAATCAAGTCCTGTTTGTTGTTGCATAATCGGCATTACTTTCATTAGTAATGTCTCCATAGCAAAGTCAGCATAGTGTGAATATACATTTGGAACTTGCTGGTCCTTCCACGTTCCAAGAAGCGAGTGTTCTTCTACAAGTTTATTGTCATACATAAACTTCACCGCATCACGTTTTAATAGAAAGTAATTAAATACAAAGTTTGCAAGTTCATACGATACTGCATTTTTAATAACTTGATATTTCTTATCGTTAAAACTCATACAAACATTCCAGTTTGTAAGAAATTAAATGACACCGATATTCTAATATCATTGGATTGATTAACATCAACGGTATGATTTAACCATGAAGGAAACATAATACATCTTCCTGCAATAGGTTCATAGTGTGCTTCACCCCATAAATATTTAGGAAGAGGCTGATCCGTTCGTTTAGGTCTAGTCATCAATGCAACTGATTTAGGATCTTCTATTTTTAAATGACCACAATTCGGTTGTGCTTTTACATAATAGACACCTGACCATAATGAATTAGGATGAATGTGAGCTCTATTAAATGAACCTGGATAATTAACATTGGCCCACATATTACCAAGAAAGGGTTCTCCTTCTAAACATTCTTCTTTAAATATTTCAAATTGCATCATGAATAATTCATGAATAAGAGGTTTATATTCAGGTCGTTTGTGCATATCGACTGGTGAATGCCAACCATTAACATTAGTTTTTTGTAGTGTGGGTTCTTGTTTCGACCAATCTACAATTAATTTTGTAAGTTCATTATTATCTACAGCAAAATCTTTGATGTAAATTTGCGTTGGAAACCATAGTTCTTTTTTCATTATTATCCTTTTCTGTTTTCTAGTGGGTTATATAAAACGTCACAGTTTGCTGCTAACGTTCTTCGTGTTTCATTCGTACCGTTAAATGGATATACACAGTGTTTCATGTCATAGGGAAATACATAGAAATCACCTAAAGCCATAGGAGGTGAATAATCTCTATTGGAGAATTGACCAGAAGAACAACCTATAATTTGAAGTCTACCATTGGTTGGTTTATCATTTGCGGAATACTCTACACCATAGGTAGATGGAAGTTTTAATATCATGACTGAAGTTAAACCTGTCATTAAATTTCCTTGATGAATATGAATTGGATTATATTCATTTGCTTTCATTTCATTTACCCAGATAGAGTTTAGATGTAGTTTATAATCTCGAAGCTTGTTCCAATCTAAATAGTGTTTGTATATGGACATAAACCATTGTTGCACATTGGGTGTAAGATAATTATGTTTATGCATTTTAGAGGTGTCATCTCCATCATAAAACATGGATCGTTCATCATCAATTTTACCAATTAATTGTTTATTGGCTTTTGCAAGTTCCCCGTATCTACTTTCATAGATCCTATTAATTTCATCAAAGATATCTTTTGGAACGATATAACGAAGTACAGATTGACCTAAAAATACAAAATTAAAATTCATTTCTTCATCTCTTCCCGTATCTTGGTTGCAGATATTTTCTGTATCTGTTCTGGTAATACTATCTCGTCTATAGAATAACCAACGTCCCTACCATAACAAATATTAGTTATATTTGCTACAGAAATAATTTCAAATTTACCGTGATAGTCTTTTAATACATCATGAATATGATGAAATATTTCCCAGAATCCAAATGGATTATTATTAGATTTAGGCATATCTCTAACCATAATCATAACTTGTCCTGTTTTCTTTAATGCCTCTATAAATAATGCCTTATGACCATCATGAAAGGGTTGCCACCTTCCTAACATCATGGCTGTTGGTTTATTAAAGTCTATGGTGGATTTGTTGAATAATGGCATCGTAGTTAAAATCAGTGATGATGTAGGTTGGTTTTTTAGGCACTTGAAATACTTTATTGGTATCTTTAAATCTTCCAGACTTTATGGTGTTCATATAAATAGTAATATCAAATAGTTTTCTAAAACTATCAAAGGGACATACAAAATCTACTACAACATGGTTTACTGCAAAGTCACACATTGCAAGCATTCTATGTGCCTGTCTCGTTCTTCCTGTATCTGTAAAATCCCAATCACAAAATAATTCTCGTATTTGATCTGCATTGAAGTGTGGTATCTTTTTATCTTTTACTAATTTTTTAGCAAAGGTAGTTTTACCTGATCCTGGAAGTCCAAATATTAATATCTTCATTTAAATGGAGTACCACCAAACCACATGACTAATGACTTTCTTGTACCTCTAGATATTGGAACAACTCTATGTCTAATAAAGGATGCAAAGAATATTGCTTGTCCTTGTTTAGGTCTAACAATATTTCCATCTTTTGCAATTTCTAATCCACCACCTTCAAATTCAGATTCATGAGATAATAAACATGTCATTGATATTTTTCGAACAGGTGGTTCGTTATGACAATGAGTATCTGAATCCATATGCCAATCATAGAATCCACCTTCAGGATATTCTGTATATTGCGCTGGTTCAGTAAGTTGCATACCTTCAAAACCAAAATGATTTAAATTAGTTTTATGCATCATACTTTCTACAACCTTATACATCTCTGGCATTTTCTTAAATGGAATCCAACTAATATGTGATATTCTTGTATTGGTATCGTATTTACCTTTTGCACCACCACCAACTTGTGCATTTTGTTTTGGTTCTGCTCTTCCAGCTTGAATAATTAAATTACATTGTTCTGATGTAAAGATAGGACTAGTTGTTTCTGCAACTAATGATTTCCAACGAGGCTCGTAAATAATCATAGTTTAATATGTCCATACGCATCTATAATACTTTGAGGTATCATTTTCTTGTATGGGTTATCTTCTAATTTCAATTCTGTCTTAATAGTGTGCATGTTGTTTCCAACGATGGTATCGTCATACGATATACCATTTATTGTAATTTGTTTCAAGTTTTTAAAATCATGTTGAAAGGGTGGTATTTTTAGAAAATCATATACACGCTGTATTTGAAATTCAGGGTTTTTAACTAAATCTTCATAACGAATATACAGACATAATTCTGGATAATTATAAGAGTTTTTAATAGCTTCTAAATCTTTAGCGATTGCTCCATCCTTATTCATCAACATCCAGAGCTTTTCTTCAATATTCTTCTTTCCGTATTTATTAGGAAATGCTGTTGGTTCGTTTTCAAACCATTTAATATAGGACGCTAATACATCCATTAGATCACGAAGCAATACAATACATTTAAAAGTGCCTTTAAAATGTTTTGTCATAAGATTAAAATTACCTGTAGTCATTACAGGACCGCGGTCAATGATGTAGGATTGAGGCCAGTCTTTGTAATAAAAGTCATAGACTACATTTAAAACGTTATCTAATGATCTATGATCTGGATAATTTTGAAATACATCTGTTTGTTTCAGTAGAAATAAATCTTTCATAATCTCTAATGTTAAAGAGTTTGCAGTGCAAACCACATTAGGATTTTGATTCATGATGGATGCAAATAAAGTATTTCCTGATCTAGGAAGTGCAACCAAAAACGATAATTGTTTAACTAACATTTCTAAATGTTAGATAGCAGAAATATCTCTAAAAGTAAAATTTAATTTTTATGATAACCGTTTGGTTTTAACAGTCCTAGGGTCTTTTCTTCTTCAATCAACTTCTTATCATTTAATTCTCGTTTAATAGATTCAAGTTGACCTACCACATTAAATACTTCTGCCTGCGAAGAACCAGGGGTTAGAGTGTTTGCCTTATTTTGCATTACCTTATGTAAAGATAATAATTGATGAGTATTTACATTCTTGATATCAAAGGTTCCATTATTGAATTCTTTTTTCAAATTAGACCACATTTGAATTTCTCGCATTCTATCTTTTGCAACTAATTCCATATTTGCCTTTTGAAATCGCTTTTCATCTAAATCTATTTGATAACATTCTAGTTTATATTCATCGGTTTCTGTTTGTAATTTCTTTTCTAACCATTTAATCTTTGCATTGGTTCTTCTATAATCAAAGGATAATGCCATTAAATTTTCAAGAAATACATTTTGTTCTCTAACACATTGCCAGTATTTTGCAGCAAGAGTCGGGTATTTCGCATCTTGGAGCACGGACACTCTTGCCTCTGTCTCTGTTCTAAATATCTGTTTTTTGTTCCACGTATCACGAAGTTCATCAACGAGTGATGTAAATGCTTTCATATCTTCTGTATTTAATAAATTATGAAGATTGACTTCTTCCTGCTGTATAATTTCCTTAATATCTTTTTTATCCATTATGATGCTGTTATGGTTTTAGTTGTTGGAGCTCCTGCGCCTGTGAATTCTTCGGTGGCTGCTGAAACTGCTGTTGTTAAACCACCAAAAGCTAAAGCTGATGGTTGAGTTCCTGCTCCTGCTAAAGAACTTCTTGCAGTCGATATAGAAGTATCTGCTGTCCAAGAGGTACCATTATAGGCTTCCGTTGCTGCTGTGTTAGGTGGTCCACCACCAAATCCTAAAGCTGATGTT